TCTCCACTCGGAGTATGTTATAACTATGCGCTAAAACTCTAAGTTCTCTTTTACATTCATCTTCTGCGTTTAATGTTAGTTTTAAAACTTGGTCTTTAATTAAACTAAAATTGACCTGACCGGTGGGATACCATCGTTCTGGTTCTAACGCAAAACTATACGAATAGTATCGCCTGAATAACTGTGTTCGGGAATGGTGTATACCACTTTGAACAGCGCGTAAGTTTATACATTCACCCGAAGCACCTTCTATAGGAACAGAATCATCGAGTTTAAGTTCCAGTTTTTGTAACTGTTCGTAATTAATGTATAGACTATCTTGATCCCTGTACGAATTATCGTAATCGAACGTCGCGTTATAAAACCCGTTTACTGTTTTTCTTGTTCCTTGAATGATAAAGAAGAGTTCCTTTACGGGATTAATAAAATCAAGTCTATGCTTAATTGAAGTTGACCAAGGAGGAGTTGAATCTTGATCTATTTGTTTACGACTTTCTTGAACTTGTGTTATTATATAATCAATTGGTGTTTCGTTTATGTGTTTCTTTTCTTTATCTGTTAACGATACCATTTCTGTCGTAACTTTCAAACTTTTTATAAGATTTGTAGGTTTAAGTCCCGTGTATAAAATATACCCGGTGTATGGACTATCACTCCTAATGGAATGAATACACTGATCGATATCACGAAGTTTTACATTAATTTCAACTTCTTGTTTATTTATAGCACAAATAGGAATAGCAAGTTCTGGGTTATTATAAAAATAAAAGGGTATGTCTACAAACAAATTTTGTTCGGCATACCCCGGATAACTTCCTATTGTGGCACTCATAGCGGGTGAACCAGAAAGTTCATCCGGTGGTTTACCTATAAGTTTTGATAAAGAATGTTGTTTTGTTTGTGTAACGTAATTATCGAAATATATGGCTAAGAAATCACTCGTAAGTCTTTGAATAACTTTACCACCAATTAAAAGTTCTATGTATTCAATCATCGCATGTCCTATGGATTCATTCCACTCGACGGATGTCGTATTCGAATGTAAAGAGCTTTTTATGGATTGGTCTATTGCATTTAAATCTATTTTTAAACTTATAGTTTTAATGAGATCGCCTTGATTTTGTGGTATGGTACACCTCACTGTACTTCCAAATTCGACTTCACCTTCAACATCTAAGTCCGTTGTAAACGAGGCGTAATTAGAATGTTTTTGAAAATTTTTTACAAAGTACGTATATTCAGGGTCATCTGTAAAAAAAGCGTCCTGTGGACCGGATGTTTCTAATTGAACACGACCAGCCATTACTAGTATAACTCACTAAAATTTTAAACTCAACTCTTCACCACATCTCTATCCTCGAGAAGTATTTCTCACCGCTTTATTACGATATTTCAACTCTAAAGTATCCCAATACATATCGTATTTATAAGCCTTATCTAATCCTTTTTTCACATACTTAGAGAATTTAATTCTGAGAGCACGTGCTTTTTTCACTTGTATTGCAGTGGGTTTCTTCGATTTATATATTTTTCTAGTATATTTATTAGATTCTTCCTCAATCTTATCCGATAGTTTAAACACATTTAAATAATCTTTTTTGAGTTTATTTAATTTCTTTTTTTCTTGTGTAGTCATTTTGGACATCCACCTAACATGTATGGGTAATCTGGCTCTTTCTTTATAAGGCATTGTATTTTAATTATAAAATATATTAAAATTTTAAACCTCCGAGACCGCTTTCTATATGTAACACGTTATAGTTAACTGCGTATACGTAAACTTTGTGTTCAAAACTTGAATCTGGACTATCGAGTTCTACTTCTATCATATTATGTGCTATTCTACTCATGTTAACCTGTCCTGTTGGGTAGTACGTTTCTGGTTTTAATGAAAAACTATACACACCAAAATTATTTCCAGTATTACCTGTATAATATTTTAAAGGGTGTTGATAACTTAGCGTTAAATTATTAGCGTCAATGATTATGTTATTGTTAAATTTCATAGTAACGTGTTTAATTGGATTATATTTATAAACATCATCACTCTCAGCCATGAAAAACATTTCTTTTACCGGGTGTTTAAAATTAAGCATACCAGACTTTTTCGTTTCTCCCGCTTTAAGTTTGAACTGTGACATTTGAAGTTGTGTAATAACATATTCAATTGGTCGCGATAATAAGAAATTTTTCTCGTCTTCCGTAACAAAAAAGAAATCCGTGACTAAAGATACTTTTTTAATAGACGATGATACATCGGATGGTGGATCTTCTATTACTTTAGATGCTGTTGTATACGTAACCGTAACATCCTCTAATTTTTTAAATTTTACTTCAATTTCAACCAATTGTTTTGTGAGTGCGCAGACTGGTATAGCTAAACTTGGATGTCTAAAAAAGTAAAACGGTAACATAACATTATAGTCCCAATCGTAACTTACCGGTATATAACCGTTATGACCAGATAGGAAATAAAGGCTTTGATCGGTATCATCTTGTGTATGATGTATTTGATTGTACATGTATATATAATCACCGGTTATTCGTTCAATAGTTTGACCACCTATACGTAAATCTGCGTGTTCTATTATACGAGAACCTATAGATTTATTGTATCTAATATCTTTACCACCAGATACAGTCCCCGTGGGTTGAGGTAAAGTAAATTTAAGCATCATACTTCGTATAAGATCTCCCTTGTTATCGGGTATACGACATTCAACAGATGTATCAAAATCAGGTTCACCATCGAAGGGAATTTCTATAGCTTCTGTTGAAAATTTCGTATGTCGTTTGAAATTCGTCAGGAAATGTGAAAATTCAGGCTCGCTCGTAAGCCACTGATCCTGAGCACCTGTAGCGGCAAGCTTTATTCTACCAGCCATTCTTATTGTATGTGAGTAAAATTTTATAAAATAAAACGAGGCGATACAATAGATGAATCTTCAACTTCGAAAATTCAAACCCGAGGGCATGGCCGATGATAAAGTATGTGTTTTTATTGGTAAGCGTAATACGGGTAAATCAACTTTAGTTACTGATATACTGTTCCATAAAAAACATTTACCAGCTGGAATAGTTTTATCAGCAACGGAAGAAGGTAATCATTATTATCAACAGTATATACCAGACCTTTTCATATACGGTGATTACGATAGAGAAGCTATCGAGCGTGTTATGGATAGACAGAAAAAATTAGTAGGTGCGGGTAGAACAAATTGTGGTGCGTTTCTGTTATTAGACGATTGTATGTACGATGCCAAATTTATGAAAGATACGTGTATTCGTCAATGTTTCATGAACGGGCGTCACTGGAAGATATTTTTCATGCTAACCATGCAATATTGTATGGATCTACCACCTGCGCTCAGGGCAAATGTCGATTACGTGTTTATTCTTCGTGAAAATATCATTCAAAATCGTGAGAAATTGTATAAATCCTTTTTCGGTATTTTTCCAACGTTTGAAATGTTTAATAAAGTCATGGATTCGTGTACCGAGAATTACGAGTGTTTAGTATTGGATAATACGTCTAAGAGTAATAGGATAGAAGATTGTGTATTTTGGTATAAAGCAAAACTCAGGAAAAACTTTAAGGTTGGCGCACCTCAGTATTGGCAAACGCACAAAAAGATGTTTAATCCGAAACACGGTAACATGAAACTTGGCGATCGAAACGCAGTTAAAAAAACAACTGCATTAAAAGTTATTAAGAAGAAATGATACGACTTTTTTCTAGACGAATAAGTTCAGCGTTAAACATATTACCAGTACCAGTACCAGCACCAGCTTTTATACCTCCGTATAAACCCGATACTAAACGAAATCAGGTTTATACAGAGTATGATGAAGAAAAAACGATTACGAACGGTGACGATGGGTACCGTGTATTGGTCGACGTGTGTCACGAAACACAAACCGTTTATATAGATCACGACATGTCTAACTACGACGAATTAAACGATTTACCTAGAATTATAAAAACGTTTGGGTGTTTGTACCCAAATTATACTTTACGACAATAATCCAGGCTAACGCGTAAACACGAAAAAAACGAAAACCCCATGTATAATATATGACGGACGTTTACACAATGAATCTTTCTGATAATGGGGACGGTATGGTTAATTTAAATAATAACCAGTCTACCAATTTTATTCCAAACGATTCTGGACCTCCTCAGATACCTCAATTACCACCGATTCAACAGCAGCAGCAACAAGAAATGCCGAGTTTTATGATGGAAAAAAATGTGAGTGAAAATAAACAGACAATGGACTCTACACCAATTAATGATATTATAGGTCAACCAGAAGCACCATTAGAACCACCAATGATGGCTCAAGATCCTCGCATGACGCAAATGCAAATGCAAGCACCAATGATGGCTGCGCAACAACCCGTTCAAAGGGCGGAGAAGGCACCAGAGAATAAAAACCCATTTAATTTAACTGATGAACAGTTTCAAGCTCTCGTCGTCGCGGTTTGTACTGCGATAGCAATTAGTAAGCCAGTTCAAGAAAAACTCGCAAACTTCGTACCATCGTTTCTTAACGACCAAGGGAACCGAAGTGTTGTTGGGTTAGCGTCAACCGGTTTGGTTGCCGCGGTAGCATTTTATGTTGCTAGGCGATACGCTTAATCAGATTTAGAATTAGCAAACATACCATCTCGTTTGAGAAGTATATAAGCAGTAAGTAAACCAAATAAGAAACTTACTACGCGAAGTGCAAGGATCTTACCCGTACTTTTCGTAGTTTTACCGTAATTTTCTATATTCTTTTTAGCTTCTTTAGTTGCCTGTGATGCTAAAACAACGAAGAGCGTCGCGGCTATAGTTGTCATTAACATAAACCTTTGATCTATAGCCATGAAGGCTAAAAAGTTATCACCTTTCATAGCGTAGAGCAAAAAGTTTGGTATGATAAAAAAGAGTGTTACTAAATTGACCCCGTAATTATTCGATAACATTGGTACACTAGATAATGACATGTATGCTACCCAAGCGATTATAGCTTGTAGTATTTGAACATTTGATGCTACGTTTTCGGACATGTTAATTATTACTATACGTTTAGATTATTTATCCTGAACATGTTTACCACAAAATTTCGTCTTTTTTGGTATAGTTTCGTATATACCCAATTTCACGCATATACCTCTTAATTCCTTGAAATTTTTCCAATACCCTTTACTGTGCGAATACTCGTCGACCGTCGAGTGTGCGAGTTCGTGTATGAGAACATGGAAAATTTCGTTCGAATCACCGTCTATACATAACCCTATTTCATTCCCCTTGTTTGTATTGTACCCTATCGCACCTCTATTTATCCTATGGTGTACCGTTATGGGTACTTCTTTTTGTAACATTTCAAACTTTTTATTATCGGTTTCTATGAGATGTTCCCTGAGAATTCTATACTTTTCGCGAACCTCGGTTATTTCCTGTGGTTCCTTCGTGTTGAGTAGTAAAAACACGTTTATGATAAGGAGGAGTAACGCAACTATCATCTTATCATAAACATACATAAAAATGTATCGCAAATAAATGAGATTACTTATTATTATTTTGTAATTTTTTTAATAACCTCTGTTTGTGATTATACATATATGAACCTTCCTTTCTTAATAGTTCAATGTTCTCTTGAACCTTATTTAACTTAGACGCTAATACGGCTTCTTTTCCCATGAGTTTTTTAATTTGTTTCGTAATTACACTTTCCCTAGCTCTTATTTTATTAACTTGATTACGGTTTATTTTTTGAATATTGTTTGGTCTGGGCATTATACCTTTTATATATTACGGAGATAAAATACCAGGTAAATGTATATGAGTAACTCCAGACCCAAAATTCCTCAGGAACTTCGTAACCTCGGTGTTACGAACATGAATATTACAAAACTTAATCTAGTAACAGGTTATACAATAACCAAATTACCACCACAAATTGGTGACCTTAAAAAACTAGAGTATCTTTTTTTGGGATTTAATAAATTAACCACATTACCACCACAAATCGGTAATCTTGAAAACCTTAGGGTACTTCATTTGAATAATAATAAGTTAAAATCGTTACCATCCACGATTGGTAAACTTACAAAACTTGAAAAACTTGATTTAAGTGATAATGTGTTAGAATCTTTACCACCACAAATCGGTCTTTGTAAAAATCTTAAGAAACTTAATTTGGATAATAATAAATTAAAAACGTTACCAAAAGAGATTATTAAACTTAGAAATATAAGTATTATCGCGAATCGAAACCCAAACCTTACAATACCTTATATCCTAAAAAATAAAAACATTACCGTTTTCCATCATTATTTATCAACCGATCCTAATGTCTTGTATGAAAAAAAATATAATTATACCAATTATTATAAAAACCAATTAGCGGTTATAAATAAAAAACGAAACAATTTACCTTCTCTACCGAGGAATATTAAAAATATAATAGCAAAACAAGTTTCTAACGTTGAACCTGGAACAAAACCAAAACCTCCTAGTAAAACTAAAAATCCTTTACGTAAATTAGTACGTAAAATAAAAGAGAAATCAAAACTAAAACGTAACACGGAAAATATAGAAAAAGTAACAAATCGAATTAAAAGTACAGTTAAAACACCAAACACACCAAACACACCAAAAACACCAAACACACCAAACACGCCAAAAACCGTAAGAAAAAGGGCGGGTA